AAGTCTGCCCCAGATTCATACGCTAACTTTTGAAGTTCCAACGTCATAACTTGTATCTTGGCGAGTTGTTTGACAGTCGCCGCCGATCTATGCAGAGCCATGATCTGGTCTGTATAATCACTCTTTCGCATACTATTTCCTCCTGATTTCTGCTGCGTTAGTTACATATGCCCCGAACAAATCGAGATCTATTGGTGTGCCTTTTGTAATTTGTTCTTTTACAAAAGCCTTCAACGTAGAAGGATGCACATGGGTCTTGGTCTTCGGATCAAAACCTTTGTCACGCAGTAAACCAATCACGTCCCCTGCCATATTGTCTTCACCTTTACCAAACGAACAGGTCACATCATTCTTAATGATGTCGTCCATTCCATTTTCACGTAGCCATGTGAAAGCTTTCTCTCTGTTTGCTACAGGAATAGAAGCTTGAACAATCATCTTACGTGCAACGGTCACACCGTCTACGTCCAGACGTTCAATACCCATCTCATCCATCAATGCAGGAATGCTGTTGGTCTGCATATTCATCTTGTTTGATTTGAGCTTGGAAAGATATTCTTCGGTAGTAGCAATCTCGTCTTCTACCTGTCTTAGTTCTCGGACAAGATGCGATAGCTGCTTGCCCTTATTCTCTTCGATGTCTTCAAGCACTTGGCCCTCATCGAATATGTCTTCAAAGATGTCACTCATCTAGTATCTCCTCTTCAGGGTTCGGTTGACAAACCATTTCGCCATCCGTATTATGGACTCTACTGGAGGTATGTGATGACTGTCAAGTACAAATATAAACTAAAACCATTTAAGCATCAGGAGGATGCGCTCGAAAAAGGTTGGGACAAACTTGAGTTTGCTTTCTTTATGGAGATGGGCACAGGGAAATCAAAAGTCCTGTTAGATAATCTAGGAATGTTGTTCCTGGCAGGGCGAGTAAACTTCGCTCTGATCCTCGCACCAAAGGGTGTATATAGAAACTGGGTAACCAAAGAAATACCAGAACATATGTCAGATGAAGTACCACATCGAGTGATTCGATGGGTTGCTTCTCCTAACAAAAAACAAAAAGAAGAAATGCAATCTGTCAAAGAACCATTTGCAGGGCTGACAATCTTTGTCATGAATGTTGAATCGTATTCTACACGCAAGGGCCAGGTTGCCGGAGAGTGGATGGCAAACTCATTCGGATCTCTGGGATGTATTGCAGTGGACGAATCAACAACCATAAAGAATCATAAAGCCAAGCGCACAAAAGCACTATTAAAAATATCCAAAAAATTTATGTACAAAAGACTATTGACAGGTTCTCCTGTTACAAAAAGTCCTCTGGATGTTTTTGCACAGACCGAGTTCCTTCGACCTGGTCTCATGAATCATGAATCTTTCTACTCGTTTCAGGCTCGATACGCTGTGGTTCAACGTCGGACTATGGGTAGCCACGCCTTTCAACAGGTTGTGGGATACAAAAATCTTGACGAACTTACTGAGAAGATCGATGCGTTCAGCTTCCGTGTACTCAAAAAAGATTGTTTGGATCTGCCAGACAAAATCTATACGGCTCGGTATGTCACCCTGACTGACGAACAATATAAAATGTACAGCGATCTACAAAGACAAGCAATGTTGTTACTCGACGATGGTGAAATGGTAACTGCTCCGGCTGTAATTACACAGATGCTACGCATTCAACAGGTTCTATCAGGACATCTAAAGACTGACGATGGTGAAATGAAATACTTTCCTTCACGTCGCATGGATGCATTGGAGGAGATCCTCGAAGAACATGATGGCAAAGCAATCATCTGGTCTAGGTTCCGATACGACATCATCAAGATAACAGAGATGCTAAACAAAAAGTTTGGAGAGGGATGTGCCGCTGCATACTACGGGGATACCTCGGATGATGAGCGTAATAATATCGTGACTAATTTCCAACAATTAAAAAATCTGAAGTTCTTTGTAGGCAATCCTGCGACCGCAGGCTACGGCCTGACTTTGACCGAAGCTGATCTCGTGATATACTATGCCAACGACTTTAACCTGGAGACCCGCATACAATCAGAAGATCGTGCCCATCGTATTGGTCAAAAGAAAAATGTAACTTACATTGATCTTGTATCCGAGGGCACCATTGACGAGAAGATAGTCGAAGCACTTAGAAACAAAATCAACATCGGCGCAAAGGTATTAGGAGAAGAGGCAAGAGAATGGCTAAGTCTAAAGCCCACGAAGAACTAATCGAAACAGTTGTAGACTACAAACGTGGACTACGAAACCTGAAGACTGGGACAGAAGAACTGGTTCGCATATCTGGATTAACACCAGACATAGCCGCCGCATTTCTGACAGACATGAAACGAAACAGTGTCACCCAGATCCGTGGGTATTCCAAAGAACCAGAACGATTGCGTAAAGGAAAAGAAAAAGCCCCGTCGAAACGGGGCTAGTTACCGAGGCCACAGGCGTGAGCCTTGAGCAGTGTGACTATACAGTAACAGATCCAGTCTGTTTTGCATACTCTTTTCTTATAATCACAGACAACTGTCGGGTCATTGTCCGTTGTTCGTCGTCCGCAAGTTCTTTCAATCTCTCATGATCTTCAGGCAACAACGCTACATTACAGAAACGTCGTTGCTCTTTTTCTTTGAACCCAACGTCGTCGTCTTTTGCGATGCTTTCGCTCAAACGCTCTTCGTTGCGATCCATTTCTTCCAGTTCAATTTTTTTTGAAACACCCATTTTATTCTCCGTTCTTTTTAGCCATTGGTTGCTCCTTGGTTGTAGTGTGCTTATACACTACTGGTTACCAAAGAACAACATGTAAGCATCAACTTTATAAAATCTGTGTTTGTTGTTTTCCATGGCGGCAATCACCTCAGATTCTTCCCGATCCAGGTCAGCAGCTATCATGTTTGGCGTGTATGGAAAGTCCATCCCATTCGATTTGATGTACATGACTATCTCTTTTTCAAGATCGTCATCTGCAACATGGGCCAGGTCCAGATCAACGTGCACAGGTTCAACTCGCATTGCTCTCCACGGTATCTGATCACGTTTGTCTGGATAGTTTGGCAACAGGAACGCATTGTACACGTTACCTGGTTGCACGTTCATAGCCGTCACAAGCCTTGCATTCAGGAATACTTGCTCTCCTTTCGGTGTAACAGCAAACCCACTACCAGTGGGGTTCAAGTATTCAACAATCACCTGCTGTCGTCGCGTTTCATTAAGATCAAAAATTTGGTTCATAAAGTATTCCTTCTTCTTCCTTTTGTTTGTAGTAGTTGATTTCATTTATCAGACCCTCGATCCTTGGATCATCAGGGTCTGCCCATTCTATATCGTCGCGTTCTTTTTCCAGTTTCTTTCTAAGTACACTGACCAGTTCGACTTCTGCGATTCCTAATACTTTCATTTTTCCTCCCTAGGTAATGCATATTTTCTAATTATAACGAACACGTTGTGCTCTTCCATGTGCAGTGCGTCTGCTATCTGATGAGCAAGCATACCGTGCTTTAATAAATTATTCACAGTCTTTGCTTCCATAGACAAGGGACGTTCACTCGGATATCGTATTCTTTTTTTAACTGGTAAAGAATTAATCTGCATCTTCGGATTAACCTGTCGATCCAGTTTGTTTTGCGCCTCCCAAGCTTTGCGATACAGATCTTCATACCGAACTCTTTGCGCTTCGCTTTCGTAGACCTTACCTTTTACTTTAGCTTTCATTATCTTCCTCCATGTATCCGTATTCCAATTGTTTTTAATTGATTAACGTAATCGTTTAACTCATCCCTCGCCGCCCACAACTCTCGCTCAATCCCAGGTCGGGCGTCTCTGCGCCCTTTTTCATCCTGTAAATTATCAACCTGTCTCTTCAACCATTTGAGTTGTGCAGCTTGGAACATACTCAACTGCTCGTCTCCCATATCACTCCTCCTTTTCTGGTCTAACCTTTGGCCTAATTGATTTAGATTTTTTCTCTGATGGATAACAACCCATCATGATGTCATTGCCGTACAAGTCGTACAAATGGTTATAAATTCCATCCGCACTCCCACTGTTCATAGCCGAGTAACAATGCTTCTCGCTCTCAAACCATACAGCCGTTTCAATCTCGTGACCTTGCACAGTGTACACGATCACCATTGCCGTGAAGTATTCAATCATGGATCTTTGTCCTTCTTAATTGCCTGAAGTAAAAGAGTGTCTGCGTCCTTCATTACTTTCAAAGCTTTCGGATCAACTGCCCTCATCATGCCTTCGAACTGGTCTTCCGACATATCCTCCTTGCATTCAAAGTATGCGTCCTTCAACTCACGCTCTATCAATTCACGGATCTCCATCAAGGCCACCACCTTATTCGGTGGCCTCAATGCATAGAACTCTTCCCATTCGATCTTGGTTTCAAATACTGGCACCTCAGTGTCTGCGGTTTTCCATCCTATCTTCATGATCAAATTCATTTAACAACTGCCCAAATGCTCTCGTTCCCTGCATCTTTACCAGTGTCCTTGATCTTCCCTGCTTTCCGCAGCTGAGATAATGTCGTGCGTACAATCGTCAGCTTCACGCCCGATCTGTCAGCGATTTGTTTTGCGGTTCCGATATCTCGATCTAGTTCCGCCAGGATTTGTTCCTTGCGCGTAAGCTTTGCGCCCGACCGTTGTTTGGTCTTGATCCTTTGCCATAGTTCTTTAAACATCTTTCTTCCTCCATTCGTAAAAGATTTCATTTATCACAGCCCGATACTCCTCTTGATCATCGAACTGATCGATTGCTAGTGACCCTACTATATCACACAGTAAGTTTAACTCTTCTTCCTTTTTTTCTTCAAGCTTATCTTCAAGCTTAGATAAATCCCACTTAACCATCAGCCCCAATCCTTTCTGTCTTCCTCGTTGCGCCATCCTTCCCAGTACGCTTCGATCTCGTTCTCCGACATCTTGTCCTCGGCTACAAAATTTACGCCCAAATTATCCAACCAAATGTGCGGTTCAGGATGTCTCCCATAATATCGATCAGCCGAACCGCGATCAGCGGCTCTCTCTTCACGATCCATCATCCAAGCTTTCACTCTTCCCATCACCAATCCTCCTTAAATACTTTGCGGAATATCTCATCCAACATCTTTTCCATCTCACGATCCGTCATCTTCTTCTCCCTTCTTCCAATAATCTATGTGCGGTTTGTTTTCTGTAGCCTCACTAACCTCAACATAAACAGTAAAACCATTTAGTTCGATGTAAGCAGACACAGGACTTCTAACGTCAACGATCATTTTGACACCTGCCAGTCCTCAAGAACCGTTGCCTGATGGCACTCAATGTACAACCCTTCAGGCTGATCGTCCTTAACAATGTCAGACAAAACCATCCAAGCATCCCAAGCCATCCTCG